AGTTTGTTCAAGGTGAAACTGTCCTTATCCATTCTGAAAAAGGCTAATCCGAATGGGTCATCTTCATTATATAAACAGCTGATATAGGTTTCATCAAAGTTTATCATAGTGTTCTTTGCGATTTCTGTACTGCTATCGACTACATGACCTATTTCGCTTTCGCCCTCATAGAGCATCAGATTATTCATAGTGAGTTCAGTAATATCAGATGGCAATATTATAGTGAAATCAACATATTTAACAGACTGTGGAACATCATCAAGGAACAGTCTTCCAGTTTGGGTCTGTCCTAACATAATCGGCACTTGTATGGTCTTTTCCCATAAACCATATTGGATTGAATTATCACAATAGACCACTCCTCTCTCATCAAATCCACGAACCTTGATATAGATGTCAGTACCAGTACCATTTACTTTAAGGTTTTCAATGAGTAATGAGAATTTGTCATTTGGTTTCTTGACAAGGTATGGACTTGCAGAGAAGTTTACACCTATTCTCTTGGTTTCTGTCTTTGCTATGTGTATGCTTGACTTATTCTTATTCAGTACAATTTCCATTGTACTTGTCTGATCTTCATCATTGAAACGATTGGTTTCAGACATTTCATAGAGTTTGAAATTATCAGTACGAATATTCTCTCCGATGTGGAGTTCATGTGGGAAGAGTTGTAATCCTTTGTATACATTGAATATTGAACTGTTGTTGTTCTGTTTCTCTATGAAGCCCAGTTCCATCTGATTTGGTAAGGTTTCGCAGTATACATGGTCTACAAGGTTGAGTATCCTTAAATCATCATCTTTATGCTTTAATACTATGAATGGTCTGCCTCTCCATAGTTTCCATGTTGTACTGCCGAATTTGATTTCAATACTGTCATCGGTGTAGTTGCTTTCCAATTCTAACTTTGGAGAGCCATCAAGTTTCAGAGTATTACAATTGTACCATTCACCAGTTCTTTCATCATATCTTGATAAGCGAATGTATCCACTTCTACGATGGAATTCTGCACCGACTAATCCATTGTTTACGAATACTGGTGAATATCCATTATCTAAATTGAATATACTGATACCATCGATGGTAGTCATCTCTGTACCACCCTTATATTGAATATATGGGTTGCAGATGTAGGATTTCTTCTCATCATCATTGACTCTGACATAGTACATTGTACCCTCATCAGTATGTCTTGTGAACCTTGTAATGCCCTCTGATAATGGCATTGGTGAAACGATAAGGTTTCCATATTCCTTTGCACCATCGGAGTTGTTTACATCTTCTGATATGCCGATTTGGATATGCCCAGTTAAATCATTGAGTCGGTTTAACTGTGTATTCTTGTAATCAATGGCTAATTCAAGATAATATTCGCCTAATGGCAATTCCCTATCTGGTATGGTGATTATACCACCACTACCCTCTGCATCTTTCACCATTCCATAATCGGAGAAATCTAAAATGTTTCCACGAAGTTGCAAGTAAATGTTACTACCAAATACTTCATTTGTTGGGTTTGATGGCATAACTGCTATTTCAGAGAAGTCCAAATCACCAGTAGTGTCAGATGGTGGCTCTATATCGGTTTCAGTAGTAATTGTTACTGATTCTAAAAATGTAGTCCATGAAGATACGCCATTTTTGTTTTTCCCTTTACCCACTATGGAATAAACCCAATCACCTAAAGGCAAATAAGCATCGATTTCAGACTCATTTAAATCATTGAAATATCCATAAAACTGTAATAAATCATTAGTATCTTCTTTGACACAATTGACAATAATATAATCATTATCTTCAGAATTAACAATTAAATGGTTAAATGTTTCAGTAATATCCCAATCATTGTTTTCTAAATCGTTTGTTTGTGTACCACTTATATTCCAACTAATACTACTTAAATCTCTTGAATTTCTTCCAAAGAATGGAGAGAATCCTATTATTTTATATCCCCACATTCCATAATCATTAAGAGTTAATTCAAATTCTAAATCATATCTTTCTCCAAATGAATTAATTTTAGTATTTGAAATTGCAATGTTTAAATCATCTTCGGGGTGGTCTAATGGTTGGTTAGACCCATTAAGAGCATAATAATTATGATTATAATTAGTAGCAATTCTTAATTTAATAGTTCCCTTATAATCTAAAGGTATTGCTCTATCAGTCCTATGGTATTCAACACCATTATAGACATAACTTACAATTTGTGCAAAATTGACATTAGAATAAGAAACAGTGGCTGTTTTTTCCACTTCAATAGTAACTGCTTTTGAATAATAAGTATCATTCCCATAAGCCAATATTGTAACTTCATAAGTGTTTACTAACATGAATGGATTTTGTATTCCACTATATCCTTCTAATGAAGCATATTCATTGTCTTGGATAGTTGTAATATAATCATAGTCTAATGTAACATCAACACCATTATATTGGATAACTGGTTTTGGATTTTTACCATCTATCAAATCAATACTAATATCCACATCACTTTTTTCACTTACATTTTTAAAGACAATATTCTCATTAAATTCGCAAGGCTTATTGAAACTATCACCTAAAAATTTCAAATTAACTTTTACTTGCTCATTATGGCTAATATAAGGCACTTCAACCTTACCATCAATATCAGTAAACCTTATTGTATCAATAAGCAATGTATCATCAGTATCATACACTTTAATCTGTACTGACTTGTCAGATAATGTCTTATCTTCAAAATCTTTAAGAGTTACTGTGTATAATTCACTATCTCCACTTAATATTTCTTCCTCATCGAAGATTGCCTTATTGGACACCATATAGGTATCTCTCTGCACTAAATTGGTTACTGTAACAGTCTTTTCTAAACTGCAACATTTATAGTCAGTATCTCCACTATATAGGATATGTGCAGTCCATACACCTCTGTTCAAGTATAATGGTACACTTGCAACACCATACTCATTAGTGGTTTTATTGAATGAGAAAGTGTTCTCCATATTGCTAAATGTTATCATTACAGTCTTGTTAGCCATCACTTGACCCTTACTGTCCTTTAATGTTACATAGTAATCGTGTGCATACTCTCCTTGCATAAAGGTGATGTCATCTGCTTCCAATGTGGTATCTTCACCAGTTACTGCAAATTCGATAACATCTTCAAAGAATGTCGGTTGATGTATATGTTCCTCATCATCTATAAATCCTTTAAAGATGACTTTAAGCAATGTAGAGCCGTTTGTATACTCCAATGGGATTTGTATCTTACCATTACTGTCTGTTACCAATGATTTCTCACCAGTATAGTTTTCACTACCAACATTTCTGAAACTATAATGTACTGTATAGCCACTTGCGACATCATCATTCATATCTAATAATTGGACTTCGTATGTATCATTCAAGGAAGAAATAGTGCTTACTCCATCATATTCAAAGTGATAAGCGATTTCATCATAATCAACAGTCATACTGACTTGATATTCGCAAGAACGATAAGTATCATCGCCTTTGAATTTAAAGGTTACAATATACTCGCCATTAGACAGTTTTACTGGGAAATCACATCTGCCATAAAGGTCTGTCATATCATAAAAGGTTTCATTATATGTATTATCCTCTGAAGAGAATGTTACTTCAATTGATTTATCCCTTAACTGATTATTATCCTTATCCAGTAAAAATATTTCAATATTATCGGTTTCATAATCATCAAAGGTTATATCGCCAATACGATTGAAGTATGTCGGTATCTTACCAACCTCATCATCGACTGTATCCATCTTCAATTGATGAGTATCGTGATGTATCAAGTCATATACTCCATCAGACTTGCCTACTGCTCTTGTTGTTACATCACATTGATTTAAGCAGACTTCATTCTTAAAATCATAATGTTTGAAGTTATTATACAAATGCTCAAAGACTATGTTATCTGTTTTACTATCTCTCAATCTGATAGCCATTTCCCAGTTACCATCATAATCTTCGGAAGTATACATCGGCAGAGTATTACTGAACAGTATATTATAATCAGAATAACTATTCAATGGCTCTTTACTCTTGAATACAAGATTACTGACTGGTGGTATCTCATAAGCACCAACCAAATCACCATTAGTATTTTCCTCATTCCAAAACAACTGACTATAATTCAAATCAAACCTTTCAGTTAAATTACTACCTAATGGTAAGGTTTCATCTAATAAGAAGTCAATAGTCTTATCAGTCAATGGTTTACCTTTATTCACTCTGAAACGAGTTAATAATTCGTGAGTCAAGTAAGCGACATCAACATCACATTCATAGAGCATATCATTGATTTTATGAATGTTCTTTACTCCATAAATCTCTGCCCAACCTCTGTGATTAAGTGGATCTCCATCAAGCATTGATGGAATAAGGTCAATCGGTATCGGCTTATCCATAGCGACTAAACCTTGAAGTGTAGCGACATCTTGCTTCTTGATACGAAGAGTCATCGGTATATCTTCCTTGTAATCGCCTTGTTTACCCATATATCTGCGATTAAGATAGTTAGTATCAATCAAGGAATTTGTAGTGTTCGCTTTCACATCTCTACTATGACATCTCTGTACTGGTACACAACCGATATAAGCGATTGGTTCTTCAATATTAATCTCCAATTCATTCGGTTTCTCTTCAAAGAAGTTAGTCTTACTGCTTTCAAGGTTAATAGTCCATACCTCTGGGCTTCCTATGTTTACTGATTGTTGAACATGAGATATATCTCTACTGTATTCTGCAATGGTTTTAACATTCATCTTCGGTTGTGGCAATATTGGGAAGAAATCATATGTGAGATTATCATCACTATCCACTACATTAATCCTACCTACATCACCAGTACACTTCATATGAAACCTTAATACTGCAACAAAGTTCTCATTAGGTTCAACATTCAAACATAACCGATTACCAGTAGTAGTGTTGTCTATACTGTACACATTACTATCTGATGAGAAATTGTAGACATTATCATCATGGAATGGTGTATCCAATATTACATTATCACTTGCAGTAATAGTGTAACAAGCTTTTCCATTACTGTGGTTAGCTCCAAATCCATTGATTGTTATTTCAAAGTATTGTCTATTCTTATTCGCTTCAACATCATAGAAATTGAAGAGTATAGCATCTTTACCGACTGCTTTCGGTTTAGTATTGTTGAATTGCACATACACTTCCCTTTCAAGTGTATCTGCAATTAATACCTTTCTACCAACAGTAAGACATCGTAAACCGAATGTAATGGTTTTCATTCCACTATCGCCGAAAGTCCATACTCCATCTTCAAATGTACCATCACCATCGTGTCCGATTACTTCAAATCCACTTGGGATAGTGATATGGACTGATTTAGTACCATTCGCTCCAGTATTCTTTGCAATAACAGTCCAACGAATATCTTGCCCATTAATCGGACTGTCATCAGAAATATCATCGTATAAAGTCCATATCGGTGCGATTGGACTGTACATTGCCTTGAAATAGGCTCTATTGATTGATATAGTGGACTTTGCAGTAGTCTTTGTTTTAGTCCAATCCACTTCTATGATGACATTCTTTAACTGGTTAACTGTTAAGCCTTTTATTTCATATTCAAGAGTATAACTGTCATTTGGTAATGGATTAGCGAGTTTCTTATAATTCTTGATAGTCTGCAATGGAGTAGTGTTTACAGAGCCACTATACACTTTGATAGTCGGTAAATCATTCTCTTTGATGTTGAATTTACCTAAAATCAGTATAAACTTCGCAGTATCAATCTTATGAGTAGTTGCATTAATCCCAGTAACCTTGTAATGATAATAGATGGTCTTTGGCTTGTACTGGCTCTTATGGTTCTTTCCTAAAGGATAGCAATAACTTGCATGATTATCTCCAGTATTGGCATATTCAATATGTTGCCAACTTGCACCAGTACCATTCTGCCATAATTTACTTGCATCATTTAAAGTCTTTGTAGTCAAAATAACCACCTATACAGTATAATACAGTTCATCAAGGTTAGTATTTGAGAGATTTCTACCACAATAGCCGACTCCTAACACCATACCATTGTATGGTACATTTATGAAGTTTCTGATATTAATCGGTGAATGTATAGTCGCATAAGCCACTACGAAGTTCTTATCACCAGTTTCAGAACCCTCTCTTTTACAAAGGAATATGCCTTGCAGATAAATATTCTGTGCATCACCGACTTGTATCTGTACAGAGGAGTCATCTCCACTATCCAATTCAAGAGTAAATCCCCCACCATTGTCAAGATATGTTCTCTTCAACTTGAAGTATGGCATATCAATATCAAGGTCAGTATAGACATCAGATAAGTCCAATATGCTTAATCCATCAAGTGTTTCAATAAGGCAACCAGTATTACTGTCTATGCAATCTACTGGATTGGTCGGTACACTTTCACATAATACGAAAGTGTAATCGCCCTCTCCCATCGCTTCCATAAATATATCATTAGGATTATCCAGTATTAACTGCCTATTCAGAAACTTCCAAATATAAGGATTTTTATAAAACTTAAAAGTTGTTTCACTCATCTGCTCAACTCCCTACAACTTGAATGACCCACAAACTCACTCTCTGCCAATAAACTGATAGTATCCTCACAATACTGTTTAGTGGAGAGTCTACTATAAGCCACTACATAATTAGACCCAGTAACATCGCCACTAACCTTAACCAATGCGACTGCTTGGAGATAGAAAGGTGTAGAGATGGTTATATCAGTTACAGAACTTGTATCCATTCTTAAACTGAAACCATTCTCACCATTATCGATATAGGTTCGTTTCAAATCGAACACCACTTGATTATAATAAGTAGTATTAACCAAATGATTAGTAATATCAGATTTCAGACAACCATTATTGTCAATCATCTCATTAAAATCCTCATCACTCATACTTTTGAAAAACACTAACTTGTATTTCCCATTACCATTCAAATCTTCCAAATCCATCTGTTTATTAAGGAATTTCCAAAAATGTTGTGGTTTTCGGAAAGTCCAACTTGTATCATAATCTGCCAATCATATCACTCCTTAATATCCAACTGCTCCATCACTACTGTGCCATTTTACCATAGCATTGTCTACACCTTGTTCAATCCTTGCATTAAGGTCATCTATGCCAATAATAGTTGCACCACTCATATCAAAGTTAAATATTGGCATTAAAACCTTGCTTTTACTATTCGCATTGTTTGGCACAATCTTTTTAGTATTCTGTGTCAGTTCACTACCAGTTACACCTTTTCTTGCAAGTGTTGAAATGTCTGTCCTAATGTTTCCACTACTGTTGTAGCCACTAACCAATGCTTGACCTAAACTGTAACCACCAAGATACATTGCTCTCTTGTTGTTATCAATTGCTTGAAGAGTATATTGCATTTCCATTGCAGTTGCTCTTGCTATGCGACCTGGACTGTGCATATCTAATCCATCTTCATAACCACGAGTTGCCTCTTGTCCTAATAGTTTTCCCTTGTTGTAGAACTGGTCTTTTCTCTTTTCAAGTTCTTGAAGTGCATAATATACTTCATTTGCAGTAGCAGTTTTCAGTTTTGGAGTATGTGCATTCCAACCACTCACCAATTTGTTGCCTAAAGCCTTACCACCACTCATCATAGTGTTGTATCGTTTCTGAACCTCTGTAACTCCACTTGCAATGGTCTTGATGACTTCTGCACCGAAATTAACACTACCCTCTCTGAAACCTTGAGTAATGGCATTTCCCATCGCTTTGCTTGAAGTTCTGATGTTTCTACTTGCAGTAGAGATGGTCGCACTCATAAGTTTCAGTTTAGCATTCAATTGAGTAATGACTTGACTGACTTGTTGTACTGCTCCAAGTTGCACATCTCCACCAGTATTCAAACCACTCACTTTTGTTGCAAAGTCCATCACATCTTTAACATCATTATACAACTGATTAAGTTTGCCTTTCAATCCCATACCGATAGAGCCACTTACAGATCCACCGACTGCTCCACCGATATTGCCAAGCATATCGGAAGTTCCAAGAGTCTGATTGACTTTCTGAATTGCATTGAATAATGGTGGCATCTGATTTGCAAAGTTCACTATCTGTTGTATCTTCTCTGTCTTGACATCTTCAAAAGTTAACTGATTGAAACTTGTTAGGAAACTTGACAATGTTGGTAAGATGTCTTGCACAAGTGCAGTCAGTCCATCTTTTCCACCACTTAAAAGCTTATTACCCCAATCTACAAGTTGTATTCCAAAGACTGCCAAGTCTACCATCAGTAAACTTGAAACAGCTGGTTGTAAGGCTATTAAACATCTTGCAATGAGTTCTATGGTCTGCACTCCCTTGTTAATACTATCTTCACCGATAGCATTACTCATAACTCCAAGACTTGCAATAGCCAGTAATGGTGCATTAAGTAAGAATATCGCTTCTGTTACCAATGCGATAGACAATGCCATTCCAACTGCCAATGGTAAAAATGCTTCTGGCACTAATCCAAGAATAACTGAAGCTCCGATGAATGCAATGATAAAGAAACCTAATGTGTCATTTATATCAGATGATAAGATGTTTCCCATCTCTCTGATAACTTCAAGTCCACTATCAATGTTTTCCCTTTGCCAGTTTCTGACTGCTCCAAGCGAAGCGATGGCAAGTAATGGTGCATTTAATAAAAATATGGCTTCTGCTACAAGAGCCATAGCCAATGCAAGTCCAACTGCAACTTTAGTGAAGCCTTGAGTAATCATACTTGTATCAACTGGTATTCTACTCATTATAGCCATAGCACCGATTAATACTGCACTTGCTCCCCAAATCCATACACCAAATTCTTGTATGAACTCAACACCACTATCAAATTGTGGCTTTAAGGCATCATAAGTGTATCCGACTGCACTAATCAGTAATATAGCTTCTTCAATGATTGCAAAAGCCATAGCGATTGCAGTTGCAACTTCAAGGAAGATTTTAGCCATTTTTCCTAAATTCTCACCAGTTCCTTGAAAACCTTTCTTAAACTCTTCTTTGAAACCACCACCTTTGGTATCTCCCATAGTTCCACCAGTAGTGGTCTTTTCAAAGTTACCTACAGACTCTGTTGCTTTGTCTATCGATTCTGTTTTACCCAATACTCTCATTAGGTTGCCCCAAGCACCAATAAGACTTGTTGCAATCTTTTTAACAACTACAAAACCAATTATTGCAGTTATTAAAGCTCCTAATCCTTTTGTGGTATGTGCAACAAGCTTGTCTGTTGAGCCTTTACCAAATGTATCGTTAAGCCAGTAACCGAAATCGCTCCAACCTTTCTTGATTACATCAGATAACTTCTCAAACAATTCAAGAAGCTTGACTAAATCTTTTCCGACTTCCACAAGGATAGGTTCTAAAAACTTGAAAGCTTGAGCCAAATCTATAGCTAATTTAACTTCCAATGTGGTTATTGCATCAGATAAGTTAGTTATGTCCTTTGCAGTCTGACTGTAACCTCTATCTTCTGCAATCTTCAGTAATGCAAGTAGCATTCCAGTCTTATCAGACTCATCACCATTCCACAAACCAGTATCCTTTAATTCTTGTTGTCCGATACCGACTTCTTTTAATCTTCTTAATTCGCCATCAAGAGCATCATTGATTGCTAATATACTATCTTCTTGAGTTCTGCCTTGTTTTACGAACTCTGAACCATAGATAGCCATTACTTCGGTTAATTCATCAAGGTTATCGGTTGAAACCTTATATTTACTTGCAGTTTCAAGAGCATTTGCACCGACTACAGTCATATCAAGTTTCTGATATTGTTTCTGATAACCTGCGATTGCACTTTTAAAATTATTCAATGCTTTGGTATCCATTCCTATACGATCTGCGAAATAATCTCTCTGACTTACTGCATTGATATGACCCATTGTTTTCTCATAAATATCCATTATTTCATTGTAACCGAACATTGTGAGAGCCATTGAGCCTATTCTTCTTGGAAGATTGCTTCCTCTGTCTAATTGATTTACTCTTGAACTGGTTGTAGTGTTTTTCTTTTGGATTGCTCCTTGCTCATTCAGTAAGACATTTTCCTCTTCAATCAAGGATAATCGTTCCTTTTCCATTGCAATCTCTTCTTCAAGGACTGTTGCTATCTCTGTACCACCCTCTACTTGTTTCATTAAGGCTTCTGCTTGTTTTATGCTTTCGGCAGTACCCTCACGAGTCAATGCGATGATTTCCTCTCTTAAAGCAAGTTGCTCATCAAGGATTGCAATATCTCTTTCATCTTGAGCATTAATCTGTTCTAATTGTAATAGTTGCTCTGCTACAGTAGTGGCTAATTGTCCTTGAGCTTCATATCTTCTTACAATGTCATCATAAAGTTGCACTTCTGCTTGGTGCATTTGTTCAAGATAAGTTAAGCCTAACTGATAACCCTCTATGGTTTCTTGTCTTAACTTCTCTCTCATTCGTGTTTCTCTTTCAATCCTTGCGATAATCTCTTCTTGAATAGTTGCATTTGCTTCAAGTTGTTGCTCTTTCATTCGCAGAATATCCACTTGTTGATTTATCCGATTGGTTTCCTCTACAAGAGCAATACCCTCATCTACAATCTTCTGTTGGTTGATTTGATGGATTTGAGCAAGTCCTTGAGCTTCTGCTTTAGCTAAATCAATGTAATATCGCATAGAGTTAAATTCATTGTTTACTTGAGAAACTGCACTAACTGTCTGCTCAACTTCTCCTTTCAATGATGAAACATTAGAAGATAAGACTCCAGTTTCGTTTTGCAATACAGATGTGGAGCTTACTGCTTCATTAATCATTTGATTAAGGCTTCCCATTTCATTATTAAGTACACCAGTTTCGGAAGTTACATTACCTAATCTTTCACTAAAAGTGGTGGTGTCATTAGCCAAATCTTCCATTTCCTTATCTGCAACCGATAATTCATTGGTGAAATTTTGAGTATTAATCCCTAATCCTTTAAGTCCATTCTGTAAGTTTTCCAGTTTTTCAACAAGTTTTCCGATGGCACTATCGAATGGAGCAGTATCTAATGTAACCTCACCATCTATTGTATATACACTTACCATTATGTTCCAACTCCTCTTTTTACTGCATTTGTGATAATTCTTTCAACATAGCCATGATTTTCTTCCAAACTGCGATAGAACCACCCACTCTTTGATGGGTCTTTGGTTTCTCGATGTCTTAAATAGGCATAATGGAAACCAGTTCGTGGATTAAAGGCATCATAGGTAAGTTCAAGTCTTATCTTATGCTCTGTTATCTGTTTAAATGGTTTGCTTTCGGTAAGAATGGTGTGTCTTAATACATCGTTCCATACTGGTGCATCATCGAGAGTTCTCATGTACACATCGGTGATTATCTGACTGGACTCTCTTTCAACACTCCTTTTAACCTTTTGTGGCTTCTCTTCAAGAGTTTTAATCGCTTTCTTTGTGTTGAATTTAATATCAACCATCTTATTATGCCTCCTCTATTAGAGATTCGTAAATGTCTAAATATTCTTCACTATCTTCAAATTTCGGAGTAGTCATCTTTCCAGTCTTTGATGTTGATTTGGACTCTAATCGTTGCTTTTCATATTGTTTCTGCTCTTCCTTGATGATTTCTCTTTCGTTGTTGAGTATCTGTGAGAAAGTGTCAATATCCATATTCCAAAAATCGTTAAGTGAGAGTCCTATTCCTTGAACTCTCCTTACCACAAGAAAATATTCATCAATGAACTGTTTTTCGATGATTTCAGATGGTTTTGATACCAGTACATCAGTATCTTCTTCAATAGTGTTATTGAAAGGATTGTTTGGCTTCTTCAAGAATGTTCTGTTTGATAAACTTCTCAACATCTTTGGTGGAAGCACCTAATGATAGCATTTTGCGAATAGAACCTAACAGTCTTACTATAGTCATATCTGCACTTGTACTGTTCTTTACAAACTCTTCCTTTGTCATTCCATCAAGTTGGAGAGAAGCCAGTTCACCATACTGCTCAACGATGTAGTCTTGTATCTCATCAAGTTCCTTTTTGTGTTTCTTATCCATCTCTTCGACTTTGTTAAGGATTGCTCTTCTTTCCTTGAATAACTGGACTTGCTCATTTGATTTCTCAATCATAAGATTAAGCTCATCATCGGTTGGCTCATCTTTCTTTTCAATAGCCTTGATGACATTTCCACAAGCCTCAAGTTGAGCATCGATGAGTTCAACATCTTTCTCAAATGATTTACTCTTATCGAAAATCTTCTGATATTTCTCTTGTTGAGCCTCAATACTCTTCTGATGTTCAAGGATTTGAGCATTAGTGCATTTTTTAAACTTGTATTTCTTACCACAGAGTTCTAAACCATTCTTTGTAATTTCCATCTCATACATCTCCTACATAAAAATTATCATAAAAATAGTGAAAAAAATTTAAAAAAAATTAAATAAAAATTTAGCTTGAGTCTGGCACGAAGTAGTATGGCATACTTGAATCATTGTTTGAAGATCCAGTACCAGTTACCTCATTAGTTCCAGTTACACTTTCGGTGGACTGTGCAGTTCCGAAGTGTAATGCAGAAAGTTCTGAAACGATGTCAATATTGACTGGGGAAACTGTACCATTGTTTACCAAGTTGTACTCAAGGTTAATGGTCTTGTTTTCATCTCCACTTAAGTCAGACCAAGCCTTTGTAACTTCTACTTTTGGCAAGTACATTGCAAATGATTCGTACAATGGTTCTTCATCTACAGTTCCTAATAATCTGTTAGTTCCAGTTATAAGGATTTCTGCAAAGTATGATTCTTGTGATATGTTTGTGGCATTTGCAGAGCCACCATACCATTTGTCAATGAGAGTCTGTGAAGTGGTGTTCCATTGGATTTCGATTTCACCATCATTTTCGAACACTCCCTCATCTTTGGTTACCTTTCCGAATTCGGAACGAAGACATAAGAAGTCTTCAAGATTGGTGTTGAAAGTGTTGTTTGCACTTAAGACACAACCATAATCATAACTTTCCAACTGTTGCTCTGTGAGTTCGTTGAGTCCAGTTCCGAAGTCTGCAATGTATACATGAATGTTGTTAGTTCCCAATTTGGATAAGGAAGCTCCAACTGTCCTTACTGGGTTTCTCTGATTGAGCAATGGTGCATTACTTCCGAAAGTGTATGTCATATTGACACCACTATCATCAATCTGCATCTGCAATTCGGACATCTTTGCATTATCGTAAGTGATTGCATCGTTGGTTACTGCACTATAACCATTGATAATGGTCGCTACTGGTAATTCTACTGGTGTTACAAGGTCTTGATAGAATTTCCATTCGTATACATTGGTTGATGGTGTTCCATCAAGTGCTATGGTCTGTTTGTCATATGAACCAAGAAGCATATACCAAGCATCTTCAAAGAACTCTCCAAACATTGCTTTCTGCTCCCATTGTGGCTCTGCAGAAGCTTTAGTCCTATCGTTTGCGAGTTTTATACTTTTAGAACCATCATGACCTTCCCATTCTTCTGTATCGACTGTTGGTTCGCCCTCAAAGGCAGTTCCACGAGCCATTACTCCTCCACGAACTGGTAAAGAGGTTCTGTCAGATTTTAAGGCTATACTCCAAAAGTGAAAGCTTTCGTTATATCCAGTCATTCTTATTTACTCTCCTTTTCTTTCTTTTCTTTCTTTTCCACAACTTTGTCAAAAAATCCAGTTTCAAGACAAGCTTCCACATATTCTTGTGGTATATCGTAGACTTTTCCTTTCTCCAATACTTCATCTACTCTTATTACTCCACAATGGATTAGTTCAAGGATTTTCTGTGGTTGTGCATTATATTTAAGCTTCATTCTGTTATCTCCTATCTATTATAACACATATTCCATTTCGTATCTGACTGTGATGACATTTGCAACCCATTCATCTTCGTAATCATCACGAAAGGCTTGTTTGTACACACTTACTATAGGCATAGCACCGACAAATTTGACATTTAATAGGTTGCTATGAATATCTTGCCAAGACCTTTGAATATTCAGACACTTGAGGACTGACTCTTCAAAATCCCAAAGCTCCTCTATCAGAATATCGGTGTCTTTGGTGATGGTGTAAAGTTTAATATCAAAATTTCGGTAGTAGCTTTTGCAATCACCAAGAGTCTGATGACCTTTCTGTTCTGCATTATCATCTCCATATTTCACATCAAAGCAGATACAAGGCACTTCGGTGTTTGCATTGATGGTGTAGATGTCATAGTAATAATCCAATCCTTTGTAATCGGTGAAATTCGGATTATTATCAAGGTATTCGGCGATGTTTTCCAGTATCTCTCTCAAGACACTCATACTAACCGACTCCCTTTATAGTATTTCGGTTTCTTACAAGGTTTGCATTTACTACTGACTCCACAAAATTCACCGAAACCGACAAGTTTCATATTAACCTTATCACTCAAATCTTCTTCTTCAGTCATAGTCTTGTAGTTTTCAATGAACTTATCTATTTCTTCCAATAGTCTTGTCGCATAGTTTCTGCCTTGCTTTGTACCATCGTCCATTGTTTTGCCCTCATTCTCCCACCAAATTAACCAACTATAAGCACCAGCTCCTTTCCAACATAGAAATTCAAGTTGTGGTGGAATATCATCAAAGGACTCAACCAACAGTTGATTAGCGACATAATTCTTGCCCATTATTATCTGCTCATCAAGGTCTTCAAGAGTAATGGTGAACTGGTCTACTCTTGCAACAAGATTGGATAGGTAAAATTCTGAAATGTCAGTATTGAACTCAATGTTTACACTTGCAACATTTCCGATTTTTCGGTTCTTTTTCTGCATTTTGGTATTGGTGTTTCTTATCCTATACTTGAAAAGATAGTATCCATTCTCATTAATGAAAGAACCATCATCGTAAATGTCCTCTTTGGTGAGTTCTATCTGATTTACTACACCATTCCTTAAATTTGATAAGCCGATTGTGATGTCATCTGTGGTGATTGTATCTTCTGAATAGAACAGTATCTCAAAGTAGTCTATATCGACATAATCTCTCTGTGATGGCAACTGAATGGTAATCCTATCACCATCAGAGATGTCTGTAATCTTCAAGGAATTATCGAAATCTGAATTATGCAACTCTACAAGTTCGCAATCATCATTATTCAAGATATAATCGGTTGATGTGAACTCATAAGGATATTGTCTGTCTATATGTGTTTCACGAAGATATTGGAGAACTTTATAATAGTCTTCCATCGTATTATCCATAAATTGTCCTCCAATCATTTAAAAAAATAATGTATATGATTTATTGAGTATCATATACATTAGGAACTCTGACTAATCTCTTACCATTCTCAACTGCATAAGTACCTACACCAGTAGTGAACTGCATGGTGATGGTTGGTTCGCTCTGTCTGTCAGAGTCATCATATTTCAATACATTGATTAATGGGTAGAATTTATCGTAGATTCCAGTCTTTGGAACTCTCTGAACATGAGGATTGAGGTAGTTTAAGTAGAATATCTGTAAAGATGGCATATCGGTACAGAATGCGATTAATTCTTTTTCAGACATTGTCTTTCCACCCCAACTGAAAGTCATTCCACTTAATTCAAAAGCATTTTCAACATTGAGTCCAGTTTTTGGGAACTCATATTTCATTCCTTGAACTTCAGACTTAATCTGCAATTCAGTAAGTGCTTTGATACCTAAAACACAGTTAGACATATTGAAACCATCAACCATCTTGTTGTTACGGATCTTGGTGATGTCTGCGATGATGTCCTTGATTTCCTTGTTAGACCAGTTGTTGGTTAATTCATATGCGACTGTTTCATCGGTTGCAGAAGCAACTGCACTTTGGTATACATTGTTGTCGATTTCTTCTGCAAGGTAATTGGAAATAGGAGTCATTAAGTCCACGATTGATAAGTTTCTTTCAAGCATATCTTTCATTTCGACTTCTAATTCAATACCATACTGTTCAAGTTTGAAACCTTGTGGAGTTACTTCAGAATATCTGACTTTCCTTAATCCAGTTCCTTTTGGCATTAATTTTTTCTTTCTACCTTTGACTTGTTGTTCTGCTTCTTCTCCTTTCCATATATCAGTAACAGTTACTTGTTTGGAGTCTACTTGCTCAACTGGGAAAAATCCCGCAAGATTGAACTTCCCAAAGGTATCTCTTCTAATTTTCGCAGTATATAAACCTGCATGAAATTCATCATTTACTTTAGTTAAAGCATTATTAACCATAAATATTATTCTCCTTTTTTCTTAAAATTCGGTAATATATGTGTAAAATTTAAATATAGTTTTATTCGGCAGTCATAGTTACTGTAAAGGTTGTATGAGTTGCATCTACAGTAATGCTTTCAGTAGCATCATTGTAACCAGTTGCCTCTACTCCAACACTATATGTGTCGGCAGTTAAGGTGTATTCGACAACACCATTCTCATCAGATGTTTCCTCATCAGTTCCAATGGTTACTGTTGCACCACTAATCGCATTTTCACCATCAGTTACAGTAATGGTGATGTCATAGGTGGTTTCAGTCATTGCAATGGATAATGTGGTGTCTGCACTTACAGTTACCTTACTGGAATGAGTATAATCATCATAACCATCTAAAGTTGCAGTTACAACATATTTCTCATTTGGAACTTCAATAGTTACCTTACCACTTGCATTGGTTTTGCCAGTAAAGGAAACTTGTGGGTCATTGTCATCGGTAAAGGTTACTTCTGCATTCTGCAATGGGTTTGCACCATCTGTTACAGTTACTTCGACTTCTGAAGTTGGGTCATTAGCCGAGAAAGGGTATCGCATCTTCGCTTAAGTAACAAAGAATGTATCCACCACTATTTGCAGATTTGCTTTCAAGTGCTTGACATACTTTCATACTTGCAGTAGAACCAGTATATTTGTCTAATCCAGTATTGTAAGCATGAAGACAAAGGTAATCTCCACTTGTAATTGCAACATTGGTTGATTTTAGTGGTAAGATTAATTCACCAGTTTTAAGTTTGAAAGCAGTTACAAATCTCTTGTAAGAACCATCTTCTACTGCACTTTGTGGGTATTCGCCTTTAGGTAACTCTGGCTCATACATAGTGATATGGGTTGCTTTGGTGGTTGCTTTAGTCATTTGTAAGTCTTTGCCACTTCCTAAATCAAATTCAAGGAAGTTTTCTGCTCCAATAGGATTTGCAAAAGCGAAAAATTTCTGTTTAATACCATTAATGCAAGAATGACCAGTAGAAACTGATACATTTCCCTCATTTACTTCATATGCTCTTCCCTCATCTTTGCTAAAGAAAGTTCCGATTATATTTTCAGTCATATCTTTCTAATCTCCTTTTGATTTAAAATAAAATGGTGTTTTGGTGGGTATTTTTACCAATGGGTATTTTCCTTTTCCCATTTTTCAAAATATTCTGCAGAATATTTGTCCTCTTCTTCAGTCGGATTGTCATCTGCATCACCATCTTCGATAGTGTTTACATTTGCTCCACCGACTCCCTTATTCGGTTCTGTGATGATTTTGGTTTCTTTCATATATTGCAGTTCTTCAATGGAATGCTTTTTAAACATTTCTCTGCCTTTTTCATCATCACCACAGATTTCCTTGATAAGTTCTTCCTTTTGAGCCTCTTCTTGCTCCTTGAACTTATCTGCGATTGCTTTGTATTCGTTGGATTTGTTTTCCAATTCTGCAAAGTCTTTCTGTAGTTTTTCAAACTCTTTGGAAACATCTTCACCCTTGTTTGCTTTAGTGCGAAGTTCTTCCATTTGTTTTTTGAGTATTCCTATCTCTTCTCTCTGTTCTGCGATAGTTTCCTCTTTCTTGTCAAGCATTGCCCTTAATTCATCACTCACATCATCATCTCCTTTCGCAATACTGTTATAGATAACCCTATTTCTTGGATTATCGGTTAGTCCAACAACTTTCATACTGAAATTGACTGGCTCATAATAAGTTCCCTTATCCACTAAGTCGCAATCAAAGACTGGACTTAACCCTTTCCCACTAATATCAAGTTCTGATGGTTCTTCACAGTATAATGTGCCACCTTTGAATGTGATATTAGATAACGAACCTATTACCTTGTCAGTATGTTCATCAGTTACATCTACCTTGTCGGTTTCATCTGCAACTCTTCGTAAAAATTCTTGATTATAAATGATAGGCTTGTCTAATCCTTGATCCTTGTAGTCATATTGTCCTATCTTCCACAATTCTATCATATTATCTATGACCTCCCATTACAACCATTACATAGTCATCGGTTGCCTCTGCATTCGCAGGTTTAAAGGAGCATCTGCCGAACATATGGTCTAATTCCCAATCTTCCATCTTTCGTGGTGGTGATTTCTCTTGTTGTCTGCACCAAGCACAGACTTTCTCATCACCTCTTGTAACCCAGTAGTATTTGGAGTTCTTTCCATAATGGTATTCGTATGATGCTCTTCGTATCTTCTGTAATGATACATTTGTGCCATATGATACAGTATTCTTGATTTTCTTTACTGCATCTTTCATCTTTGGTGTTAGGTTAAAATCTTCTTCGTTGTTTCTGTCTTTAACTACTTGTTGGTTGAGTTTCACTTCATTTCGTAATTGTGTAATGGCATTCTTTATGGTGGTTTCCATCACTTGCTTTGTAGTCTTAATATCATAATCGAGTTTAACCTTTTTATGCAGATTGGTGGGAATGTCTTGATTTAACAGTTCCTTTCGGATTGTGGCTTCTTCGTATTTCTCAAACTGCTTGTCATTGATTTGCAAGAGTTTATCTTGCAGTTTTATGCAATCTTCATCGAAATGTTTCTCAATATATGAATATGATTTACTATTGTACTTTTTGCAGAAATCTTGTAAGCACATAAGGATTGCAAGACCATATTCTTTCTCTTCAAGGTCAGAATCGTACTCTTTATAGTTAAACAAGTCTGCCAGTTGAGTTAAAAGGTCAGTAGCCATCTAACCACTTCCCCTTTTATATCTGTTCTGCTCACGAGTAATATTAGGTACATCGTGAGATTTATTACCACTATTATCACTCTGTTTACTTATACTGGTCGAATCAGTCCTATCAAAGTTCTCTTGTCCTTTCTTCACTATTGGTTTATGCAGACTTTCATCATCTGTCTGCTCTGCTTCTATCTCTTCATCAGTTAGCTCTTGTCTTTCAAACTCAAGCCAAACTTCTCCTTTGATGTTCTGTAAGTCCAGTTCCATTGCAAACATCTTATTTACATATTTCGCTACCCAATCCTCGTTGTATTGGAGAAACAATACTCTACCAGTAGTTGAACTGTCTAACTGAATATCTGCAGTTGCACGATTACTGGACTCACTTGAAAATACTGCTTCGGGAGTATTGAGTCCAATATAGACTTCTTTCTCAAAATACTTGATGTAATCTTGTATTTGTGGTAAAGTACCACCTTTCAATACTTCAACATCGATTCCATAAGGTAAGATTAGGCAACCTTTCATATGATAATCGCTTAAGTTTTTTGCAACCTCATCTCTCTGTTCTTCATCAAGGTCGGAAGTCATTCGATGCTCATTACCCATTGTAACAGAGATGATGTTACTGTTCTTATATACGGTCAGAGGCATCTGCTCTCTCAATACTCTCTTATAGTAGACTGGTTCTAACACTCCACTTACAAGAGCGTGAGCCTTGCCATCTCTTTCCATATATTTCAAGTGTATAATCTCTGATGGTTCAAAGCTTTCTTCTGCTTCGGTCATATCCTCATCAAGCTCATCAAACTTCTTCTTCAACCAACCCTTATTGGTTCTTGCATTCTTCTGAATGACTTGTTTATAACCAAGCAAATCACCATTCTCATCATACACTTCCTTAATCTTGAAATCCACTCCATCAAAAGCAAGGAATCGTGGCTTGACATGATTTTCAACAATCCTTGTGTAAAGGAAAGCATCACCATCAACGAAACCTTTCCAAAGTGCATCATCGATAAGGTTATCCAAATCCCATTCATCACACATCTTCTCAATATGCTCAACTGCTTTCTGATTATCTCCATCGATGAACCATTTAGTATTGGTTTTCACCATCAAATCCATTAGGATACCTTGCACTTGAGAGTCATGTGTTGAAGCAAATCGCCTATTCTTTACTGTATCGTTCACACGAGATGGTGTTGAGTCATACAAATCGACTGCATCGCAGTTTCGCCTTTCTGCCTTGTTTACATCGATTTCGTGGACTTCGTTCGGATAAGCATTCAACAATACTTTACTTGCTTTACTGATTCTCTGAAAAATATTCGCTATCTTATCACCTCCATCTCTGTTCTAATACATATAAATCTTAACTTTTTCCTTATAATCTCTGCTTGGGCTTAAAATCCCCACAGTTCCATAGATACCATATGCAAGGCTATCCATCGCATGGTCATTGACTTTTACTGGCTTATCCAAGTCATTGCCATCTTTATCCTTTTGCCAAGAATAGCTTTCAATCTCCTTAATGGTGTTTTCACAATTCGGTGCAATATGTAGTTTGCAACCTTTTACTGCATTGATTTTAGCTTCAACATTCTTAATACTACCTACTGCATTGAAACCATACTCTACAAACTCTTCTATCCTATCAGGCTCTGCACTATCGCAGTATACTGCATTCAAGTCTTTAGGAGAGAGTCCATGATTTCGCAACAGTTTGGTAATCTTGCCGATGAACTGGTAGTTAATCAGATGTGATTCGTAGATTTCATCAACTACATAACATTCATTATCAACCCAACCTAATAATAGGAAACAACTTGGATTGTTGAATCCGAAGTCGCAACAACCAGTATAATATTCATAACCTTTATGGCTTATTGAAATATCATAATGAGTATAAATGAGTCCACCAGTATCTTGCCATCGACCTAATGTAAGTCGCAAGTAGTTATCGTAGTCATATTTCTTACGATCCTCTGCAAGTTTGATGTACTCTTCACCAACAAATGTGTTGTCGGTGTAATGGAATCTGACTATCTGCACATCATCTTCATCTTTATGCAGATGGAATCGTTGATAAATCCAATGAGCCTTTGTTGATGGTGTAACAACCAACATTATCTGCCCATAATCTTTCATACTGGCTTTTCCACGAACCCTTGACTCCAATTCTTGAAATACTTCCTTGCTCATCTCTTCTGCTTGTTCACAGTACACGAAATCTAAATTAAGGCTTCGTAATTTCTGCATATCATCAGTGGACTTGAATGTGATGGTAGATTTGTTTGGGAAGGTCATTACTCCATCGGATTTGTTTTCCTTATATGGAATGCCATAATTGTCAAGAGCTTCCCTTATTTCAAGCCAAGCAGTCTGCTTTAATGATGGTAAGGTTTGTCTGAAAACACCTATCCTTGCTCCTTTATGGGTTAAAGCATAGATTAAAACCTTATGCACGGCAAAAATAGTCTTACCACTTCCAGCTGAACCCTCAATGAGCAGATATTTGTGTTTATCCCAAATAAACTGCTCTTGTTTCTCCGTTAACTTCCATTGAATCGTAGCCAAGAGAACCACCTATCCATCTTCTTCAAGTAATCTTCTCTCTTCATCTGCCATCTTATAAGGTGATTTCTTACTCTTTATTTCAATCTTGAAATCATCATCAGAGCCTATATCCATTCGCTCTCTCTTACCAAATCGTTGTGGATATTTTCTTTCAAGTTTCCAAGCAGATGCCAACCAGTTTCCTCCACTTGCAACATCATCGATAACTTCCATACAACGAAGCTCCCCAATAGCCTCTGCTTCCTCCACTCTCTCAAGGAAAGTCTTGTATGGTTCAATGCCTTGCTTACCTTTCCTCTTCCAGTTCGCAAAGGTGCTTCTGCTAATACCGACTGCCTTGCAACAAGTGGAAATATAATTACCTCTGCGAAGATTCTCACAGATGAAATCGCATCGGTCTTTCGTTAATTTAGATTTACTCATCTCCTACACTCCTTATTTCATCTTATATCAGATGGATTAACCCATCTACAAACATAACCACTATTCCAACTGCAACACCAGTAATGATTGCATTCCTTGTTGCAGAATCCTTGCTCTGCTCTTTCAGTATCTCATCATGCCGAATCATAGTCTTGCACAATTCATTAATACTGTGAGTATTCTCTTTCAAGGCATCGTAGTAGTTATTCATATCATCTTTCAGTAAATCATGTTCTGCTTCCAGTTTGACTATTCGTGATTCCATACAACACTCATTCGGTTCGGTCATATGCCATCACTCTCATATTCATCATTCAGTACCTTATCTTCGTTCACTATACAGTCGCAAGTGTCATCGTTGCCGAAAATCTTCATAGTGTTAGGATTCCTTGCAGAAAAAATAACCAATGCTATACTGATTATTGCAAGACCCAATGCACTAAACTGTTCTTGTGAAAGATATTGGGCGATGTATGGTGATATAATCCCATATACAAGCACAAGGACTGTACTTATATTATTCTTCAAATCGTTTTCCATGTAGCTACACTCCAGTATATGTTTGTTTCATATACTGCCATACCAAATGGTGAGAGATGAAATCAAGGTAGGAGATGTGAAAATAAAATGAAATGTGGCATAGCAGTATATGAAAGAAAAATATAATTATAATGGTCTTAAGTGTCTGCCACGACCCCATTTCATCAGTTCCTCATTAGACATATTGTGTCGGTAATTGGTGGTTTCGGAATTGTTGTATCTTCCTTTGTCCTCATGTCTGATCCAAGTCTTGTGGACTCCATTCCTTGCTTCGGCACTTGGTGAATGTGGGATTATGTGGTGGTTGGTGAGTATGGTGTCTGACAGTATTAGCCCACAATTGTTGCAGTAGATTTCCTCTCTTTCATAATCCTTGATTAAATCCTTACTTTCACACAATGGGCAAGTGGTGATTATCTCTCTGCTTCGTTCCATCTTCGGTGATGGGAGTTTGTCTTTCATTATATCATCTCCTATTCTCAATTATATTAGGTAGACACATAGGTCTGCGATTTGCGAAAAAATTTCAGAGATGTGGTGGTTGTTAATATTACTCTCTAATTTGAGTTATTTAAATGTTCGCTATGGTACGAACAGTATCGATATGCAAGAACTTTCACACTAAAATGTAAAAAATATATTACATTTTTCCCCAAAAATGTACAAGTTTCGCAAACTTTTGACACAAAATCCAAACTTTTTGACACAAAATCGAAGAAAACTGACAGAAAATTGCAAAAAATGTACAAGATTTTCAAAAAAATGACAAGCAAAAATGATGGAGAACACTCCAAATCGGAAAAGAAGGTCAGAATGGCAAAATCGCCATTTTGAGTTCAACATAGAGCATAAGAGGGAACACGAATGAAACACACCTTGCACATCGATAAGTGCATAGATACGATAGACACAATGTGTCTATCTTCTCTATATATAGTGTCATTACCCATAGGTAGACAGTTAAAGATTGTTTAATAGAAAATATTATAGGTGATGCGATAAGGCATATATTATATTTCATAGAAAGGAGAACCATTATTTCCTTGAAAGAAGCACATAGGAGAGAGCTACGATGGGGCATGATGGCGATGGGATAGTGGAATGATGGACTGCATGGGAACAAGGAGAATAGCTTGAAACCGACAAGATGTTGCAACAGAAAATATCCACATTTCAGTAAAAATAAGAAACTGCTCCACGATAGTGCAATAAGACATAAGAAGATAAAATGAAGAGATAGAATGATAAGAGCGACATATAAAACTGAAAAGTGAAAAAACTGTATGGAGCGACACCACCATACCACTTAAAAAATTTTAGGGACTTATTTTTAATCAAATATTTTTAAAAAAAGTAAGGATATTTTATTAATATATTCTTAAGATATATAAGGAAGTACAGATACAATAAGATATTAATTAATATAATTCTGTAAAGGTTACAGACACACAGACACAGACACACACAAAGGGATCAAACACAGACACAGACACAACAAACATATATTATTTACTTCATTATTGCTTTACTTCTTTTTATGTTTATAGTTATGGATAAATTA